GTGTATCATAAAGGGTAAATGCATCGTCATTGCTTTTTCTAACATAGTATGCGGTGTTTGCACTTATCCCGGTTGGTAGGGTGTCACTGGTTGATACGTTCACACAGTCTCCAGTACTGAATCCATGATCTACAACTGAAATTACTTCGGTGTCAGTGTTTATGTCGGTTGCTGATGCTGCAACAGCGGTAACTGCATCGGCTGCATCATATTCACCTATTGCCAGTTTGGGTAGTTTACCTATTCCAACGGTGCTATGGTCGTTACCTGTAAGGGCCACGGCTCCAGTGTTAGCGAGAGTTATATCTCCACTGATTGCTTTCCAATCCACATCAGAACCTGCACCTTGACCTATTAACACTTCACCACTACCAGACCTGACCATTACATCAGTGTCAACACCGGTAGAGGCAACTATACCTACCTGTAATTCTTGAATTACAGTTCCAAGGTTAATTCCTGGGATTGGAATGATTCTATTTAATATTTTTTCTTGTTTGTCTGATATTGCCATGTCATTCCACCTCTTCATAAAAAAAATAAATAAGGATAAATATGTTCTCCTTATCTATGTTTAAACGTCTTTAGTTCCTATATCGTACATGCGGGCGTTGAATGATTCAGCACGGCACATGAAGGATTGGAATGAGGCGAGTACACTGGACTGGGTTAACTTGGTTTTGGCCAAGTCTATGACTGTTGGCCTCATCAAGTATTTCAGCATCAGGGTGGAGTAATCAACGATTAATAGTTCCTGGGCGTCATCAGTGGTTGGCATTGCAGGGTCAACTATAATAGGGATACGGCCTGCTGGACTGTCATAAGCATCCACTTGGTAACCGAAAGCTAGGTCGGCCTGTGGGATTAGTGGAACGTTAACGTTAGGGTATAATACTTCTATTAGTTGTGATTTGACGTTGGCACTGGTAACAACAGCGGATGGCACACCACCAGCATCCATCATTGAATGACATAAGGTGTCAAGTTCAAACTGGGATGTTATTTCTGCGTCATTCATGTCTTTGCCATTAGTGTCTATGAGGTCGATTAGTCCGTTGAATCCATCACTGGCTCCGGTACCGTTTAACATTTCATTGTTTATGGCTTGTATGCTGTGTTCCACACCGTCTTGGATTTCCTGTTGTAGTACATCAACAACATCATTGGATCCACCCATTATAAGCTGGTCAGATATTTCTAATGGGAAGACATAGGTGGTCATTGCTCCAGTAATAAGGTCATATACACTGTCAGTTATTGCTGGTATGGTTCCAGCTTCTGCGATAAAGTCACCAACTCCACCGGAAACCTTTTTAATATATGATGGTTTGTTGGATGTGGTGTCCTGCACTCCACCCATTGATTCTAACCAGGAATAAAATGGGTATTTCTTAACCACCATGTTCTGGAGTCGAGGATCCAGTTCAGGTTGAATAACATCACCGGCACTACTGGCGTCTGTGGTTAATGCTTTTTGTAAGTCGATTAATTCTGCTTTGGTGGCGAAATGTCCGTTTATTGCATCTTTAATTGTGGTCATTTTAATATTCCTCCTATTAAATTTATTATTTTAGGCTAATCCTTTTCTTTCAGCGACCATTTCAGCGGCTTTTCGGGTTGATACTTTACCGCTTTTGGTTTTCTCTGGAGATTCTTCTTCGGATTCTCCTGGGATTTCAAATTTAGATGAGCCTAAAGATTTGGATTTGCGGGTTCCTTCCCTCTGTTTAGCAATTCCAAGGATGGTTTTCTGAATAGCGTCGGCCTGTAAATCTTCAAGGGCTTTCTGATCCATGATAACTATTTTACCATCCTCCACTGCTTCCTCTTCCTCTTCAATCCCAAAGGATTTTAAAAGATTTTTGGTCACATCTTCGGTGATTGATTTGGTCATCTTGGCTGCATCAATAGCAGGAGTTTCTTCAACTTCTTTTTCTGGTTTGATTAAACCTTTAATTTCGCCTAATAGTTTGGCATTGCTGTCATCTATCATTTTTTGAACTTTAGTTTCGTCCATATTTTCATCTCCTATTGTCTTTTTATAATCCGCTGGTTTTTCGTGTTCTATTGCTTTGGTTTTAAACACTTCCAGCTTCTTTTCAACATACTGTTCTTGAACTTCGACGGGGTCTCCAAGGGCTACATTACCCCCTTCATCGATGGTATAAGGTAGTTCGTAGAGCTTGTCTTCTTCCCAGTTTCCAATAATACAACTTTCTGGGAATGTTAATTTGAGCCACACATTGCTATATCCATCAGGGCCACGGTATTTTTGATTAACAGCAGCACTGACAGCGGACATTATGGCATCATAAGATTCATCCTCTGTTCTGGTCACATTTTTAACCTCCAACTTCTTTTCTTCTGGTAAATCATACTTGTCACGGATTGATTTCACAATCTGGGTACACATACCATTTTTACATGCTTTTGTAGTTTCTTCAGCTGTCCCTAGAGTATCCCAGTTCACGGGTAAAGGTGTAAGACTCCCTTCTAAAAGTAAAATCTTTTTGAGTATTCTAACTCCATCAACAATCTGATCTTCTAGACAAGTCCCTCCAAAACTCCCCCCAAGGCGGACTCCCGCATCGACAAGTTCTTTGATTTTATCTTTGAATGAAGGGATTACTCGGACCTTAATCATCATCATATTGATGTTTTTAACTTTCTCTTTCCATGAGTCAACTATAGGACCTAATACATCATCTAAACCATATTGGTGACATTCAAAGGCGTTTATGAGTTTAGCCTGTTCGATCATGTCGTCAATAGCTAAAGGATCGACCTGTTCTTTTTCTAAATCAACAGTGTCAGTAGATAGGCCAAACTTAAGATAGTAATAACCATCATCCCCCATTTCGCCTTTGATTAATGGCATTGTAAATTTAAGCTTCTTATTTTTAAAACTAAGTTTTTTCATGGCTTTTTTACTCCTATGGTTGTCTAGCCATTCCTGGGCTGAATCATCATCGTATTTCTCATCATCAAAGGTGTAAGCATACACAGCCTCATGTCCAGAACCTCTTAATAGTCCAACTTTTCCTTTAACACCGTTACCATAGTTGATAGTGCTTACTCGGTTTGTTTTGCCTTGGTTGTTTTGTCTGAACCCTGTTTCTGGTTGGTCTGGGTTTTCTAATACTATTAAGTCTTTTGTTAGGTCTGGCATTGGCTCAATGCTCCTTTAAAAACAGTTTTGTATTTACTTCTTTATATTGTGGTTTAACGAAGTAACAAATTTCTTTAAAAAATGGATTTTATTTTGTGTGGATATTTATTATTTAATCAAAATAATGAAAATGTTTTAAAAATAAAAGAAAATAATAGTTAAATAATTTTTAAGATAAAGTTAAAAAATTGGATCTCTTAGGTTGAACATAACATCAACCCCAATTATCCATATCATAATCTCCAACCTCTCCACCTAAAGCAATAATAGGTTCAGGGAATGGCTCATTACACCTGTCACCATAATGCTGTGCCTCCGGATAATCATCAGCAGGGTAAGGTCCATTAGCCTCCATGTCCAGGCAGTCCTCACAAACATTAGCATCTCCCACGGTAACCCAGGGGAAATAAATCCCTTCCATTGCAGCTGCATTTAAACTTCCTTGAGTGCTGCTTTCATGATACCCGAACTGACCAACCTGTTCCGCTATGTTTGACTGACTGTTAAATGTAAGGTTCTCTGCTGTTTTAGGGTCACTCATACGGCCATACTGTTTACCATCTTCCATCATCTGGTTAAGATGAGTAAGGTCTTCGGGTATTAGTTTCTCGGCAACTTCTAACTCCATCATCTGGTAATCTTGTAAAAATTCAGATGCATATCCAAGGTCAGCGGCTGCTGCTTCTGTTCCAGGAGTTAGGGTTTCGAGCATCTCATAATCGGATGATGATACTGTTCCTAACACTCCTAGTATAGCTGTAAGGCCAACTAACCCACCAAGAAATAATAAAGAGTTATCAGATTCATTAGAGGCGTTGTTAAATGAAGGTTCATAGTCCTCTCTGAACTCTGCTTCCTCATCATCCGGGTTAATCTGATGCTGGCGAACTCTTGTTACCATAAGTGGCCTCAAAATAATTCTTTCCGAAACGTTGGTTTAAGATTCCTAATAATAGTTCATGGCCTATCTTTTCCACTGCGAACCGTTGCCATGTTATTAGGTTTTTTTTTTCCTCTGTGTTTTTTGGAACTTTGGCTTTCACTCCGAGCTTTTCAAGTTTACTAATCATTCGCTCCGCATTGGCTGTGTAAACTGTGTCTATGAACTCTTCGGCTAATTGTTTGGCTTCGCTGTCTTCTTTGATGAATAAATCGTTTATTTTATCTTTAATGGTGGCTTCTGGTTTGTCTTTTATTTCCCAGACTTCTTTTATTAGGTTTTGTAGGTTTTGTCTGTATTTGAGTTCGTCTTTGGTGGCTTTTCCTTCGCCCATTTCTTTATCTGCTTTGAAATTGGGGTCATCGGTGTTGGCCTTTTGTGATATGTTTTCGTTGAGTAAACTGTAATAGAGGTCTTTGTCTATCACTGCTTTGTCTTTCAGGTTTTTACAGACTTTGCACATGGTTTAAACCTCATTAGAACATTTTAACTAACCCTTTACTCTGTAATAAGTTATCAAGACTCATAACACGTTTATTAATAGATTTACTTGGTTCAAAAGATGGTTGCTGCATTAAACCACCATAACCCGACCCACCAATAGCATAAGATAAGGGCTGATCACCATACTCAACAGGGTCTAACCCCCAAGCGGTGCGGTCTTCATTAACCAATAAACTGCCATTCCTTAACCGAATATTGTTAATAGTTGCTTTCTGTTGTTTGTCTTCAAGGTCAATAACTCCAAAGTGGAATCTTTCATCAAAACCCCAAAGGTCAAAAGATTTACCAAACACTCGGTTAAACTCGTTTTCAACTGGTTTAAGGACTTTACCATCTAAACGTTTCTTAAACTTCTTATCCGCTGTCATATCCTTCTCATTACCTAATGATCCAGCAGTGTATATTCCCACATTCTGGGGTGGCACTCCATAACCTGCGACTATCCGGTCACGCATCTTATCCAACATCTCGGAGAATTGCATATCCTTATTACTTTGACCTAAATCCTGGAAGGTTCCACCCCGTAGGAAGTAGGTTCCATCAGGGTTGTCCTTGGCACTAGCTTTTATCTTTTTAATGTTATCCTTAAAAACAGTGTCTGCTATTGCAGCATCAAAACTTATAACATTCTTAGGGCTTATTCCCTTCTCAAAACGTCTACTATTATTCCTCATCCCTAAAATGTCAAGGGTAATATCGTTAGCGATTTTATCAATCGGACTTTTTCCATATAATTCATTCCAGGGGTCGGCTAGTTCCACATGGATTAACTCATCATTCTCATACCTTATTTGAGTTCCATTAAGACCCCATTGGTCTGTATCATAATGATATTGGAGGCGGTGAGGTTGTATGAAGTACAATCCAGTGGGTAATCCTTGTAGGTTGTCATCATTCACGCATTCAGCGAACCAATCACCAGTTCCAAGGAGGCTGCCAATACCTCGTGTCATGAATTTAATATAACTATCCCTGCCATCCGGGCCGTCTGGATGATTCAAAAGGTCTTTAACATAACTTACAAAGTCAGGGTTGTCCTCTTCCCTGTTATCACTATATACATCAAACCCGGCGGCCATTGCATCTAACACATAAGCATCTATACAGGAACCCACCCAGACATTGTCCATTGCCTGGTAATATGTTGTCCAGGTTGGTTTGGCGGTTTTGGATCTGTCCCCCATCCCTGCGTTTAGGTATGGGTTTAACCATGCCCAGGGGCCAAAGGGGTTGGTTCCTTGTTTTCTTTGTGGGTTTCGCACTACTCTAAAGGGTAATGCTTTGTTTATAGTGCTTAGTATTGACATTATTTTTTTCCTCAAAAAAACTGGTTTATTAATATTTATAATTGGATAATTTCAAGATCGGCCTTTTTCTCTGGTTCGGGTCGTTTCAAAATTAAACGCCTAACAATATCATCAGCGTCAAGAATATCATCATGTTCCCCTTCATCAAACGATGCATACTCATTTAAAAAAGCAGGATACTTTGGATGATCAGCAGGGACCATCACCAAATCATTCTCATAATCAACACTACCAGCCCTTATCCTAGTTTCCTTGTTTTTAATACTAATGATTTCTTCAATTGGATAATTAGCCTCATCTAATAATTGTTGAGCTAAAGCTATTTGATAAGCGTTTGATTCAATTCCAACCCTTAAAACATTCCATTTAAGACCATTCCATATCGGGGTGAGTGGACCATAAAAGAGTTTATCATATACTTTCACCTGTTCTGGGAAACTTAATTGGTCATGGTGCCAGTCAAGGATCCAAATCTTAAAGGGGTTATGGGTTACTCCTATTGTTTCACAGCAGAAGAAATCGTTTTTCTCACCCTTTTTAATAGCTAAATCCACACCCTGATAGATTTCCATGGTCTCAAGTGGGGGGCATCCTTTTATTATGTCATTCTGGTTTTCTTCTAGGATTGCATAGTAACCGAGCCATTCGGGTTTAAAGACTTTTCCCATCATTCCAGCTGCATCATTCTGATATTCACGGTTAAAAATAACCGTTCCCATGGCTGCTAATTGTAAAAGTAATTCTTTAATTCCCCATTTATTGGGCCATAGGACTTTATAATCTCCAGACACATCTACATCAACAATAACTCCAGCTTTATCCTTTATGTACTCATAATTCTTAGGCCATTGAAGTATTGCTTTCTGTTCTACAACATGCCAGGCAGGGTTATTAATCATCTCCTGATAACCATCTTCAGGATGTTTCCGGGTTCCAATTCCTAATAAGTTACATCCTGGCTCCAATAACGGTAGGATAGTACCATTGATTGTTTTCATCACCTTTTCTCGGCCAGACTTAGTGCAAGTGTTAACATCATCAAAAATGTCATCCATGATGATTTTATTAAAGTGACCCCCTGTAACATCGCTTAAAATTCCAGTGGCTTCTATGGTTGCATCCCTGCGAACTTTATCACCAAGATTATAAAATAATTGATTGTCTTTCCTTCTAAGGTCTTGGAGTTCTGCATTGAAATCTTGCCTGATTCTAGGATTATTTTTTAGGTCAGCCTCAATAACATCTAAAGTTTTATTGGCCTGTTTATATGTTTTAGATAAAAGTAAAATGTTAAATCCTTGGTTATATAAGGTATCATGCTCTGCTATCACTCTAGGAATGCTAGTCGTTTTCCCATGATCCCTTGGAGCTAATAGTATATCTTTAAGATATTTGCCAACATTCTCATACCAATCATACTGGTGTTGAGGTACTTCCAACCCAAGATAAGTTTTAGCATAGAATGATTTACTATACTTCGCCTTTGTCTTATTGTTTACCTGGATCGCTTTCCTTATCTTCTGGCTGTCTTGCGATATCGTCTGCAAGTTGTTTAATAAGTTTCTGCTCGATATCATCAACATCCTCCACTGGTACAACTACTAATGGTGTGGGTTCATCCCTCAATATATCATGCTTAGCCTTAGCGGCCCTGATTACAAGATTCTTTCCTTGGATTTTAACTTTCTCAATATCAAGATCACTAACTCCAGCTTCCATATCAGGACTGATTGAATTAAGTTGAAGTTTAATCTCATTACCTTCTTTAATGATCTCATCCAAAGCCTCTAAGTCACTAACTACTTTTTTGGCTGCTTTGTTTTTTCTCTTCTTACTCTGTTTTTCATTATACTGTTTTGCAGCCTCATCTTTAATATTAAAGTCACCTTTGCGGTAACGATTAATTGCAGCGTGACTTATACTCTCATCCTTTTCTTTTAACCAGTTACTAATAAAACGTGATGATTTTCCTTCTATAATCATTTCCTCTATTTCTTTTCTAAAAGGAGACGTTAGAACCGCTGGTTTTGGTGGCATTGTATCACTTCGTTGTAACGTTACAGTTGTAATGGAATGTAACGGTTTGTAACATTACATGTCATTTTGAATGGATAATCTTTGGTCACGGATCCAATTTTCATGGCCATGAATTTTGTTTCAATTTAAAGGCTATTCGTGACCCTAAATTCCAATTTTATGACTCTGGTTTTTGTTTGGTTTGGAAAGGTTTTTCATGACCACGGTTTGGTTTTTTGTGGTCATGGTTTGTGGTTCAATCCCAACCACGATCTTTGGTCAAAGATTTCAATTTTGTCATCAAAGATCGTGGTTGTTTTTGAATGGCAATCCGTTGTCCTAATTTTCAGTTTTAGGGTCATACTTTACTGTTCGGTTTAACCACGATTTGTTATGCTGAAATTGGAATCTTTTGTTATGGTTTTCTGTTCAATTTGAAGGGTTTTTGGGCTTGTTTCCTGTTTTCTTTGAGGTATTTCCACATCTTTATTTGGTCTTCTTGTGTGGGTTGCGGTCCTGTATAGGGGAGTGTGCATGCATCAATTGGATATTTTTCAGGTTTGATTTTATCAGGACCTATTCTTTGAAAATGAGTATTCCTTTTTCATTTGTATTCGCTGTTGCCGTAGGATATTCTTTTAGTGGATTATAAGGGCAGTTTGAATAATAAGGGCATTGTTTTGGAGTACATTTGTTTGGCTTTATAATTGATCTTATTTTAGCCAGTAGATTATGGATTTTCTCAATCATTTTTACCAAAACCTTATAAAAGTATTACTGTCTTTTATATACTCATTGAAAAGAAGCTCTTAGAATGCTTTAAATGTATAGGTAGATATTTTGGAAAGTATTACTATTTTAATTTAATAAAAAATGTCACGTATAAAATTAATAGCCATCGGGACAATAGCTCCTATTAAAATTAAAACCAGACCCACAAGTATCTTAGAAGTATCATCCCATCTTCTTTCTTTCTTCTTTTCATCTTTCAAGACTGCTGATTTAATCACTCCAATATCAACTTTCATATTGTTAACATCAGATTGAACTATATCTATCTTTGATTCAAGGTCTCCATCCTTTCCCTTCAAACCCTGTATAGTGTCCTCGGTGTGGCCGTTAGTCATGTCTTTACGTTCCTTCCATTTTTCCAGGTTGGTTATTTCACTATCATGTTTTTCATATAATCTGAATATTCTTGTTAGGCTAGCATTGAATGATTCCATTACTTTTTGTCCTGATTTTAATTCTTCACTTAATTGTTTTTGGCCTTGTAGGATTTCTTTAATTTCATCAGTGGACATACAAGTATGGAAATATTTTCGGAGTTCAGGTCGTTCCTGGAGTAAGAGTTCAATGTTTTTAGGGTCATCTAGGATTGAGTTGGTTGGTTTGTCAAGGGTCATCTTTACCTTACTCCTTTGAAAAATATTTTAGGATTGTTGCACATATTAAGTCTGGGTAGGGAGTATGGCCCTACCTGTTCGTTGATTCAATTTAGGCTGATTCTGTGTTCTGACCGTATTCTTTAACAACTTCACGAACACCTAATATTAACAGTGCGATACATATTCCTGCCAATGCTCTGTAAGGTTCAGGTACAAATGGTAGTAATGCTTCTGTTATTTGCTGTTGCATTGCTATTACTCCAACTGCAACGGCTAATAAAAATACGTTCACTGTCCTATATTTTGGAGCTATAACTGCCCCTCCTTCGTCTTTTAAAAAACCCATATACATTCCTCCTTCTTATTTTAATCATTTAAATGAGTGTTATCTATACTTACCTGCATGAACATGATTTAATTCTG